CACATACGTGGCGCCAGTGGGCTGGAATCGCTTCTCACCGGTAGCCTTATCGATAGCACCGCCTGCTTCGGTGAGACGGGGCTTTCTTTCGGGAACCCTTGTTGTCGACTTAGCACGAGAGATCAGAGTCGAGGCGCCGGCTCTGCTTCCACCCTGGTACTTAGTCTTGAGTTGGGCGATTCCGTTGTCGATGGCTGACTGCCGATAATCCAGGTTGTGTTTCTCGGCATCGATTACCACCATTGAATGCCGCACCGCTCGAGCCAGTTCTTGAGTCGAGGCACCGCGAATAGTCATATCCGTGATGAGGTTCGATACCTCACCCATTTGAATTGCTTTGGTACGAGCCGACATGCGCTTCATACCCTCATATGCTGGATACGAACGTTGCGGATCGAAACCCTTCAATCCTTCAAGCGCAGGCGCCGTCTTGATCTGACGCTTATTGTTGGGGATAACAAGAACAGTATCGCCATCGAAGTCTGCGCCAGACAGCCGTTCGGCTACCTTAGAGTTGATCCCTACTGCGTCACGAGCCTGGCCAAGGGCACGCTTAGCTTCAGGATGCCGGTTGTTTACGGTGAGTTCCGGGATCTCGAAGATGCCACCATGAGGATAACGAACGAGAGCGACTCGTTCTCCATCCCTGAAGTTGGGGGCATAGATCTCGGTTTCCTTGAGAGTGTTGATGGGAAGGATGACATTCGACCTCTGACGAGGAAGAGCGGCGGCCTTCAAATGAACGGCAGAAGAATCCGCATCGCCAGCAAACGATTCCAAAAGCTTCTTCTTGACAGCAGGATTCGTCAGCTTCATGATGTCATCAAACTCACGCTGCTTGCGTTCGGCCATCATGTCGAGCTGCTGCTTGGCAAGAGTGGGACTCTGCTTTGACAGCAACTGAGAAGAAAGACTCTTGGACCACTTGTCCCAAGCGCCTTCTTCATTGACGATATTCATTGCCGATACAACTTTGCCAGTCTTCGGGTCGACTCGCTGACGAACGATGGCGCCGAATGGGTTTTCGGGATCATCCTTCATCGCCTTCATTGCGTCGAGCTTGTTACCCGTATTCCGCTTGTTGGTATTGAAGACGAGATCCACACCGTCAGGTAGGTCGTCTTTGTACATGGCCATGCCCTTGAGGTAGTGCGTGCCATCAACAGCAATTCGAACTTGGGCATATCGGGCACCACCAAGGCTAACATCTTTGACACCTGGACGAACGTGAATAACGCCGTCGGAATCCGCCCCACCATCTTCCGCATAACGAATCCCCACTCGCTTGCTGTTGATTGACAGAGGCTTTTGGATGGCGATATAGGAACGGCCACCATCTTCGGAGAAGGCCTGAATCTGCTTGATGGATGCACGATTCTTACTAACTTCAGAATACGTGACATTCGGAGCAGAAAGAACCTTGAGTGTTGTTTCCTTACCGGTGCCGAGCTGGCGCACCTTGAGATAGTGGATCTTGTAGCCTTCTTCTTGCAGAACGGCTACTGCAGTCGCAAGCTTTGTGTCGCTGATATCGAGATGTTGACCAACACCAACGCCGATATCGATGTACTTCTTCTGAGCAACCTGATCGCGAAGCATGTTCGAGGTTGCGAGAAGAACGTCAGCCTTGTCTTTGACGCCAGGCGCAAGGAGTGTACGGACGGTGGACTCAGGGATATTCATACGTTCGCCAATGGCGACGTTGGACATTCCCTTTGTCTTCAAACGCTCGGCCATGTTGATATCGGTCTGGCGTTTCTCATTTTTGGCGATAGACTTTGCAGCGCGAAGCTGAGTAGTGGTGATACCCATTCCTTGAGCAACCTGTGCTTCGGAAAGGCCCTGCCTCTTCAATACTTCGACGTGGCCCAAGAAGCCGTTGTTGCTGGCAAATTCCGGACCACCAGAACCCCAAGGATAACGACCCGACCTACGGAGGATTCCGTAATGAGCGAGGTAGTCATCCTCAGAAATAAACGTCATCCGTAAACCTCCATTTCCAATTCCTTGATGCGCTGATCGAACACCACGATTTGCGACATGATTCGGGTGACTTCAAGGATGATGACTTCTTGGTCGTCCTCGACAAAGATTTCATCGTTTTGGTAAATCCTCAGTTCGATCTCGATGACAGTAGGTTTGAAACCGTACTCGAGACAGAACAGCGCAGCATAGATGAGCAGCTGCACCATGCTGGTTTTATTGATGCCGGTCTTGAGGTCGAAGATGCGAAGTTTGTTGTTTCGGAAGCCGATGGCGTCAGCTGTACCGAAACAATTGTCTGAGTAGTACAACGGCTGTTCGGGAGTCATACGAAACCCGATGCAGTCGTTCACGTAGGCGTTGATTGTTTCTTGAGTATCAGGAAGCTTGACGCCGAGCTTGATGAGACGTTGTGCGACGTCGTGAAGATCCGTTCCTCGACGAGCAGCGAAGGATGCATAGATGCGGGCGTCCATTTTCTGCTCGTCGTAGTTAACCCAGCTAACCGCACTGGGACTCATGAACGAATGCTTATCCTTGAGCTTGAAATGCTCGTTGAAGCGCATCGAGAACCTCTTCTTCGTTTTCGGGGTAAATGACGAATGCAATACCGCCCATCTCCACAATCCGATTTAGGTAGAATTCCTGGTTCGGACGGAAGGGGGCATCTGCGCTTCGCTTCACCTCGAGCACGGCATACCAAGGACCCCACAGCACGGTCATGTCAGGGACGCCTTGGAGTAGCTGTTCGTCATTCTTCAAGACGATGCAATCGGGGAAGCGGTTCTCGATCGTGAGCCTCAACCGTCGCTTGTATTCATTTTCGAGCTTACCCATGATCGCCTCCCCAAAAACAAAGGAAATGTGACAGGCACATCCTATCCCTTTCATTATAATCCATGTATTTGCTGCGAGGTTTTATCTGTTTTTCGATTACGCCCATTCGTAGAGCTGCATAGTGGGAAAGACGTATGTTTTCAAACGGATGGCTTTCAGAAGCTCCATGTACAAGAGACCATACTTGAACACGGCAGCCCAGCAGTTGTCCAAGATCTCGTTGGTCTTCACTTCTCGAACGGGATCGGGATATTCAGGGAGCTCAGACTTGAATTGTCGAATGTGGTCTTGTGCAAACCAACGCGGACGCCAGTCAAGGTTGTCGGCACGACAGTTGTAGAGATTGCCATCGAAATGGATGGGAGTAGTGAAGTTCGGATTTGCCGGTAGCCCGATGAAGGTCTCAGTAACAAGCTTCGCAACCGATCGCCTAACCTGCCGGCGGTTCACCATGATACTGACGATTGCGTGATTCGAGGGGAGTCTTGTGTTTGTAAGGACGTTCTCCTTTCGGTCGTTGCGAACTCTGCCTAGGTCACTTACTGAGTACCCGGGATATCCCAGGAGAGGAAGCCATTGTTCCATGCTCTGTCAGCCCTACCACTTTTATCTGCTTTCAGGACTTTTCCAAGATTTTTGCGAAAAACTTTCTTTATTTTTCTTTAGGTATTATCTGTTATTATCTACGCGCGTAAGTAAAATACAGATAATACCTATAAGAAAATAATAAAAGTTTTTTCGAAAAATCTTGGCAAATGTTCGCTATTCAGGTAAATCGGACATATTGAAGTCTCTTTTCTCCTTCCAAGCCCTTCGAACGGCTCGATCGATGTAAGAATCGGACATTGGCAAGTAGTAAAACAGCAATCCGTAGGGCGTATTCATTCGGTCAATGCGTCCGTACGCCTGCTCGGTCCGCTTGTACGAGTAGTCCTGGGACCAGAAGAACTCGGCATTTGTCTCAATGCACTCCCATCCTTCAGCGCCCGCCGTGTACTGAACAAGGTACAGCCAACGCAATCCGGTCGGCAAAGGTTCATGTTTCTGTCCGTTCCACTCGGCAATCTCGATCCCTTCGATGCCTCTCAGCATCTCCAGTTCGTAGTTGAAGTTGTAGAAAACGATCAGTCGAGGATGCTCTTCCATCACTTGTTTCAATGCGTCCATACGGCTCGGGTGAATCGAAACGACCCGTCGCATCAACGAGTGTAATTCAGCACTCTGTCGAATCGGGCGGTCTTCCCACGGATTCCACCGATCCTTCATGACACGCTTCATTAAATCTTTGTCGTGATCCACATGTAGCAACTTCACTACACGAGTTGTATGCCGTCCGTACGGCATCTTCACGACGATCTGATTGCGCAACCTTACGAGTTGCCCCACATTTACGTAGCGATCGATCTGTGGGAATCTGGAGTGACTTCGATAGATGACATGTTGTGCTTTGAATTGCGTGCGATTCTTATAGAAACCATTGGCGATGAAGACTGGGATGTAATCAAGCCAATTATCGCCCGGTGTCGCTGACAGCATGATCCAAGAATTTTCTTTGGCGATCCGTAAGAAAGACTTGACCCATCCACCGCTGCCAACCAGGCGCTGCTCGTCAAAGATGAAG